TAGCATTGGGTTGTAAGTCTTAGTACCATCTACGAATGGTCCTTGCCAGTCTTGGTCGTTGTTGAAACCAGCACCAGAGAATCCTTGGATGTGATCCTCAAGAGCTTTAACCAATTCTGCTCTTGCAGTTGTAGTACCAGCTTCAGTACCGTTTACTGTAGTACCAACTTTAGCTGCACCACCATCAAGAACGTCAGAGACAGTTTCACCTGCGGTTAGGCCTGTGATTCTGAAGATTGGGTAACCATCAATTCTTGATAGACCAACGAATTCAGTGGTGATGTAAGCACCAGCTGAAGTAGCCTTAGTGATGTAGTAAGTAGTACCTACTGCAAAACTATCAGGATATCCTGCGGTGTAAGAAGTGATCTGTACTTTGATCATCGATGGAGCAGTTGCAAGAGCATCTGCAGCAGTAGAACCAGCAGCGTTAGGGCTGATTTTACCACCTGAGTATACGTAATCTAGGTAAGAAAGTACGCCAGTAGGACCTGACATAGGAATTACAGGAACGATATCGAATCCAACAGTCTTCGCAGCAACCTGAATTGCCAAAGGAAGAAGTGAAGGAAACTTATCTCCTGAACCTTGGTTAGCAGAGTTATAGAAAGCTGAGTTAGCTTGCGTACCTACTGCTGCACCAGTTGAGTTATACCCACCTGGGTATGCGGGTGGTTGTACGGCACCCATACCGTTTACAGTTGCTAGAGACTGGTAAGCTCCAGCAGACTCGTTTAATGAATGGTAGTGGCAGTACTTGCTCAACCATCCTTTTTTCTCAGCATCTTGAATTCCAGCCTTCTGCTCGATGATAGGAGACCAGGTTTCGAAGATTTCTGCTTCGTTGATTAGTTTCATCTTTTTTAGATATTTTTTAGATTTTAAAACTTACCTTCGAGCGACTTAGCGACCCAATTAAGGTAATCATTTGAGTACCCCTGGGGGTTTGAAGCCGTCTTAGGCTCTGGTGTTTCTTGGCTTTCTTGAAGTTTCTGTAAACCTACTGGCTTAGCACCAAGCTGACGAGTTGACCAGAAATTCTTGATCTGATAGTTTGTCTCTAAATTATAGAAAGCTGATTGTGCAATGATTGATTGCTTTTGACTTTCATTTAGTGACTCCCAAATCGGAGCATAATCTTCTGGCATTTCATCAATAAATTTGTGACCTGATGATTCTACCACAGTTTCTTCGGCTTCGTTGATTGCCTCATCTGCTTTTTGTGTTTGAGCAGTTGGCTGTACTTTCGTATTAGCCTCGTTTATGTTTTCCTCAGTCTTTTGTGTCTTGACCGATTCAATTAGAGAATCAATCTTGCTTCCGAGATTTTCGTAATCTCCAGCAAATCCTGATTCGACCAATTCAGTTTGTGAAGCGCTTTCAGCAGTTTCTCTTGCGTTCTCATTTAGAGAAGGAGAAACTTGAGTTTTAGCACTTTCGTGAATAGCTTCAGTTTGAGCTATGTTTCCATTTAGCTTTTCAGCCAAATAGTCAGAGTAAGCAATTCCTTTGTTTAGGTTTTCTGCAAGGTACTCTGTATAGTTGATACCTTGATCAAGCTTTTCTGCGATGTACTCAGAATAAGCAATACCTTTATCAAGGTTTTCTGCAAGGTATTCAGAATAAGAAATTCCTTTATCAAGATTCTCAGCCAAATATTCAGAGTAAGCAATGTTCTTATCAACATTCTCTGCTAGATATTCTGAATAAGCGATGTTCTTATCAAGATTCTCAGCAACATACTCTGTGTATTGAATTCCATCATCTAGCTTTTCAGCAAGATACTTAGAATAATCGATTGCCTTATCAACATTTTCAGCCACGTACTCTGAATATGAAATACCCTTATCAACATTTTCAGCCAAATACTTAGAATAAGAAATAGTCTTATCTAGGTTTTCAGCTAAATACTTCGAATAAGTAATGCTGCTATCTAGATTTTCTGCTAGGTACTCACCGTACTTAATAGCACTCTCTAGGTTTTCAGCAAGATATTCTGAATACTTTTCAAGTTTAGCAACTCTTTCTTCCAGAGCTTTACAGTCTACACTGTCAGTTTCACTCTCAGATACCTGAGCTTCTTGTTGTTTCATTTCAGAAATCTGCGTTTCCAGCTCATCCATCTTATTTTTCAAAAAGATAGAATACTTGTTAAGCTCGTCAGCAGTAACATATTCTTTGTTGGCCTCCATAATGTTGGATTTATTTTTGTCTTGATTAAGGATTTTTTCGAATTCTTCGCTATTTTCAACTTTATATATCTTTACACTAGATTCATTTTCTAGCCCTAGCGATTCGTTTACACACTCTAAGTTGTTTACTACAGACTTTTTTGATCTTTCTTCAAATTCAAAAGCATCAAAACCAGCGCTTTCGTAAACCCTCTCGAGCTGTGCGTCCTGAAAACCAGGATCAGCTACTAGATCATATGTAAAGATTTTTTTGATCTGGACTTTCTTATCCGGACCAACATTTCCAGCTGCTCTAGATGAAATAGAAAGAGGTATACCAGCATCAACAAGCTTTTTAGCAATTTGTCCTGCTGGAGTGTCAAGCAAACGAACTTTAATGTTTAATACTCTTCCGTCTTTATCATAAACTAGATCCTCAACAACGTGAGAAATGTTTTTAAGAGAGACATCGAATTTTTCGGGGTGATCTAATTCACCAACCAATCTCTTCTGTCCTATCTTATCCTTTAGATATTCAAGGTGAGGCAGGTATTCACCTTCCTCGTATATTCTATTGTTATTGTTCTCCTTGCCAAATTGAGCTGCTATACCTTTCAGTACATAGCCATTTTCAGCACCATCCTTTGAAACATCAAGATTATTATCTTGTTTTTCAAGAATAAAAAGGAGGTTTTCATTCAATAAAGACTCGTTCATTTCTTGACTTTACTATTATTTAACTTTATATATCGATTTTCTTTCTCAGAAAAATTGACGTTTTTTTATCCAGAGAAAGATATACCATCCTCAACTGAGTTAGCAAATTTCAGTGCAGTGTTGAATCCTTGTTCTCCTTTTCTAAGAACCCTTCTTCTATCACCCATTTTTGCAAACCTATTCTTAAGTACTACTTTGATTGGCTCACCATCACTATTTTCTCTAACCTTGACGCTAGAAATTTCTTCCCAGTCTTCGATATTAAGCTTTCTCTTAAGGTCATCAGTCCCAAACTCGGCAAGGATACTTATTCCACCTTCTATATCACGATCTTTAATAGAGAGTGATCTAGAACCACTTTTTATCTGCACATCAGCACGATCTGTAGAAATTTTAGTTCTCTTTTTATCAACATCTTCTATATCAATTACTTCCTCGTCTGGTTCTACAATAGTACCTTCATCATCTTCCTCAGTGGGTGGTACGTATTTTTTCAAACCGAATCTTGGTTCTCCGATTAGATCATCAGAAGCAGACTCTACCAAAATAGGTTGGTTTGGTTTGGGATCTACACTTTGATCACCAACTAAGAAGTATGAAAATTCCCCAGGGGATTCATTGATATTAGGATCTACAAAACTGATTGTATTTACCGCATAAGAAACAATTGGAATTCTAGAATATGTTGTTTTCTTTAAGCCAACTCCAGAATTGATTACATCATCAAGTTCAGCCTCATATCCTTCAAGTTCCTTGTTTTCATCTTCAGTTGGGGTTTCTTCTGTCTGTTCTGCTGGTTTTTCTTCTGCTTGTGCAGGATCTTCGTTTTCTTCCTCTTTTATTAAATTAGAGGTTCTCATAGAAAAATCAGAGAATGAAACCACTTTACTTTCGTTTAAGAGATCCTCAAATTCTCTTGCACCGTCAAAAGATTCTTCAACAACATCCGCTTCACCAGGTATAAGCTCTTTCAATACACTTCCTTCAAGTTCACTTTCACTAACTAGTGTACCGGTTACGTTTACATCCCTGCCCTCAGAATCCACATAATGGAATTCGTAAGTTTTCTTAGCATCCTTTGGAACATATACTGGATTGTCTGGGGCTTTATTATAAGCCTCCTCCATTTCGTCCCAGGTTGAGTAACCAACAAATGAAGTAGCGATTGTAAGCTCAGTAATATCTGGTATAAGGATTGTTTGGAACTCCAAATCATCATTATCTAGATATCCCCTTTCAAATACATCACTATTGCTAAATGACATAAGCATTAGATCGTTATCTTGCAAAGCTTTCTGGAACATTTCCGAATTGATCTGCAAAACCATGAAAATAGATCTACCTTCAAGTTCACCAATCTTAACTATCTCCATAGTAGTCCTTGTGTCATCCTTGCTCATTGTTATTATATCCAAGATGTATTCACCCCAGCCTGCTCCTCCATCGCTTGTCCAACAAACAGTGATTGATTTTCCGATAGGAATATTTTTAGGCTTAAATGTACCATAAGCAAAATCTTCAACCTCACTATATCTAGGTGCCTGCTTATCGCTGTACCAATTCCAAATCTGATTTATTCCAGAACCTACAGCTTGAACTGCTAACATTATCCATCCTACAGGATTAGATGCTTCTGCAGCAAGAGCACCTGCTCCTGCACCGGCTGCTGCTCTTGCCCCGATAGCGGTTGCTGCACGGGCACCACCTTGTGCAACTGCTCTTGATGCTGCAGCTTTAACCGATTGCTCTGCTGCTCCTTTTAGAAGAACATTACCAGTAGCTCTTGTTGAGTAAGCAAGTCCACCCTCGACAAAAGCACCAGAGGGTAAAGTTATTCTTGCGGCATTAGTTAAAGCTCCTTGAGCTGCTCTTCTACCAAAGGCTCTAGTTGCAAAGTTTTTTACAGTTGCAAATCCACCTCTAATAGCACTACTAGAACCTCTTGCTGCTTGAACTGCACCATATATTCTTCTACCCCTTGAGAAGGTTCTATAAATTCCACGAGCTGACTTCATTAGAACCCAAGATGATAACAGACCGCCGCCGACGTAAGCAACAGCATAAAGGCCTGCAAATCCTGCACCTGCTATAGCAACATCTTTTGCAAAATCAGAAACCTTATCAAGAAAGTTTTCAGTATCCTTAACTTTACCTACCGGAATACTATAATCGAAATTAGCAAGGATAAAACCTGCTGATTCGTCCAGCTTTTTAATTCTAATAGCTTGCCTGGCTTCCTGTATGGGTTCGCCAGCCTCGTTCATAGGATCTATAACAATGGAATATTCCTTGTCTTCCTCAAGATCTTCTATTTTTAGTTTGTCTTTCAATTTGCCGTCTTTAGCAAGTTTTTCAAGAGCAAACCCTAACTTTACAAATTTCTTGAATGATTCGGAAGATCCGGATTCATCTTCAGCTTCCAAAAGCTTTACATAATCGCTGAAAGAAGATACTTTACCGTTGTTCCAAATATTTTTAGCTTGACTTGAGACATATTCAGAAATAGCACCCTTAGAGGTAACCATGTTTTCAAGAACAGCTTCAGCTTTATCAAAGTCTGACGTTTTGGATTCTGCTTGCCATTCTCTAGGATTATCTTCTAGCCACTCTTTCCATTTATCGGAATATGCCCACCACTGGAAATCATTTAAATCCGTTTCTTCTCCCTCCATATCTAGAGGCAAAGACATTAGTGGAAATATATTGGCTTCTTTGTCCGACGGTTCGCCGTTCATGCTACCATCATATTCCAACCCTTTTCTGAATACTAATAACATTGTCTTTCTTTTTATTATTCTGAATAGATCCTAGAGTAAGCTTTAGAAATAAGATCTATTATTTTACCTATATATCCCTCATTCCTGAGCATTTTAAAGGCTAGGTTACCCACAGAGAACTCACCATCCTTGGCAAGATCATCTTTTCTCATCTTTTGAATCTTCTCCTTGATCCTCAAGAGACGCTTGTACATCTCTTTTGCATTGTCAGGCAAAGCAGAGGATGTAACAAGTTTAGATTCCATTTGGTTGATTTCAGAAGCAAATCCATCGAACTTCTTCCTAACATCATGCTCGTCAACTTCTGGTGGATCAAACTTTGGTTTACGTATCCACTTATCATCCATAAGAGAATATAAACCAGAAGCTGTATGTGGTTCGTGAACATCCTGAAGATAAAGTTCTACGTCATGGCCTCTAATGATAACATCATGTCTGAGGTTCCAAACGAACCTTACTCCATCCACTGCAGCTTTAACAATATCCCTTTTGGATTTTATCTTATTAAAATCTACCAAGACGTGTACATCAAGGTCCGATTTATCGGTGTAGTTAAAATTAGCTAAGGATCCAGTGAGCTGTATATCTGATATAGGGAGATCTCCCAGAAGATCCTCATACTTTTCATAGAAGTCTTCAGCAATCTTAAGAAGTTTTTTCCTTACTATTCTATCAAAGACCCACTCTTCCTTTCCGTCTTTAGTTTTGTACTTGTCCCAAAACTTGGGATTAAGTTCATCGTTATAAAAGGAACCTACCTTGTCTTCGTTTAGAACAAAATCACTAAAGCCTTTAACTACGCTCACAAAAAAGGGATTATTTGAATCTTATATATCCAAACAATCCCAGGAGGATTTAAATAAAGGGAAATCTTATTTAGCCACCTTTAGCAAAACATCAATTACCGTTTGTACGTCTCTCTCACAGTACTCTTTAATTTTCTCGCAATCTCCGGTTGACCAAAAGTATTCACTCACTTTCGATCCATCCATATCATCCTTAGGAGACTGGATACCAAGCGAGCATGCTAATAGGTCAAGAGAAAGATATTTTTGGTGAGACCAGCTACCAAAAGAAAAAACCTCGGAGGTATCTAGGTAAGGTATTTCCCAAGGTTTCTTATCCCAGATAACCAAATTTGGAGGTAATTCTGGTGAGCTTAACTTATAGATCATGCTTTTACCCAAGCATGGAATATCAAATCCCTTAATATTATGACCAGCAAGCTTCATACTCTTTACGTGTGCATTATTAAAGACCTTAGCACACTTGGTTAATATTTCTTCCTCATCGTCTCCATAAAAAGAGGTCATTCTCACTTGTCCACTTTCTTGTAGTACACCAAAGGATACACATACAACTCTAGAAAATTCAGGTTCGAGTGTAGCTTTTTCCTTATAGATCTCAGAATCCGAAAGACCATTCATGTCTTCATATACTGTTCTGTAGTACTTTGCTCTTTTTGACCAAAGATCTGCTAGTCTTGGATTTTCAGTCTCCAGATCTTCAAAGGATCTGTATCCCGTAGCTGTTTCAACGTCAAGGAAGAGACAATTTTCTAAAATTCTTTTATCTACCATATTTTTAATTTTTCCATTTTGGGTCGTACCAGAACATTCTTCCGCCACGATCTTCTATTTTTTCCATCACTGGATTTCCGTAACACTTCATAAAGGCCCGAACTGAGGATACTTCACCAAAGGGATTCTTCCAATCTTTTAGTGTCCCCCCTCCTATTTCATAAACAAGAATTGGTATATCCTTACACAATTCAAATAGTTCCCATTTCCTTTTACTGATAAATTCTCTGGCAGATTGGAAAGGATCCTCATCAGGAATTCTGATTAAAATCTCTGCTCTCAGATAATTTCCAATTCCATTGAAGTACCTCTGGTTCATTAGCACCTCATATATGGGTTTATCAAAGGCTCTTTTGTGCAGATTTTGTAAAATGTTATTACAGAAAAGGAAATATTCGGTGGTTGGATCTGGACCTCTATCTTTATTCCAATCTCCCCACTTCCATTTACCAAATCTCCTCACATCAACAAAGGCCAAATGTCCACCGTCATTACAGTGAAAGAAAAGGTGGGTATGTTTTATAGTCTCCCCTCGAGAAGCCCATTGGAAATGACCTCCCATGCCCATGGTCATCATAAGATTATCGACCTTGTCAGTTTCTGCAGATTCAAGAACCAGTTTAATCTCTTTACCCCTGCTGAAAGACCTCAAAGCAAAGGGTTCACCAAAATCAACCTCAATCCATTTGTGCTCTGGATTTTTAGATATGTGTGTAAACACCTTATCCTTTACAACTCCATTGACAAAATCAGAAGTAAGTTTAAGCTCCGCTAACTCAGGCATATTCTTGTTTTACACAAAACTAAGGAAAACAAACGCTAATAAAAATTATTTCTTACTAACTTTATTAATTACCATAGGCTTAAGGGAAAGATAATTACCTAGGTAATTTGCACAAGTGGAAAGGCCGTCAGAAGAATCCAAGATAACATCAATCTCAAGTCCAAAAGTGGGTATTCGGTGTCTCAGTTTTAACGAGGGTGAAGGTGATAATGAGTAACCATTCTCATCAACTTCTTCGGACTCTGAGTGAAAGAAAACGGGGACTTGGTTTTTATCCCACGTCGAGACAGCAAGAAAATAAGCTTCCCTAACCGAAAGTCCACCATTATTAAACTGATGCGGTAGAAATCTAAAGGCGATAGGTATTCCAACCTGATAGAAGACTCCACTTAAAAGGTCTGTTACCGAGAAGAGACTTGGTTTTTCATCATTACAAACAGAAAGCTTTGCAATTGTTGTTTTATCGAAGGATCTAATCTCGCTACAAAATCTATCCATGGTAGCTTTTCTTGCACCATAAGCACTACCAATTCTAATAACAACCGAGGTTTCCCTGACACCAACCTGCTCCAAAAAAGAGCAAAGGGATGAAATCATTCCTCTGGTAGTTTCAACCACTTCTGGTATTTGGCTACCTAAGAAATAGTAATTAGGCAAGTAAAAGAAAATCCTTTGCTTACTACTTTTAAGGAATTGGAAAATCTCCCACACCTTAGAGGACTCGTCAGACCCTTCTTCAATAGATGAAAAATCCAAAACTTGGAATCCCTGAGGAACCTCAAAGCACGATACAGGAATACCTCTATCACTATCAAGTTTTAGGTTATCTAGGATCAAAGATAGGAACTGCGAAACACCTTCCAGGGATTGAGGTATCTCCCTGTTAATGTAGCCTATTTTGTTTAAGTTCCTGCTTAGAATCATCAATACATCTTAGCAGTAAAAAGAATGAAAGTTTCTAACTTCCTATAGCCTCGATGCCAAGTTTTGTGTTGTTGTAAACAGTAGGAGAATTGTAAACCCCACCCGGCATGGTATCCAGCTTAAAGTGAGAGATAATTTGCTTATGCCCTTTATCGCCATTGTCAACGAATTCAACCGAATCCGGGATAAGCTCTAATACCTCCTCTGTGTCCTTTCCTTTAGTGTGAACCTGAACGAAATACTTATAGGATTTGTTGTCAGGGGCTCTTTCAGCTCTAACGATCATTCCAGCAACTTTCTTCTCAGAATCTACAGGCTGTCCAATAACAATATCACCAACCTGAAATTGTGATCCTCTTACATTCCTCTTTACATTTGGATCAGGACCAACAGAAACGGAAAGATCCTTATAAGGCTTATATTGAACCTTGAATATACCATTTGCCCCACCATATCCGTAGGTGTCTCCAAAAACACCAACGTCAAAAAATTCATTTATGGTTTTAATGTACCTCAAGGATAAATTTATTTATACTATTTATCTGAACTCTCCTTAGATTTCTTTTCATCTAAGATTTCCTGGATTTTTCCAGCAAGTTCATAATTTTCGGACTTAAGAGCTTTTTTGAGCATTTTATTTAGCACACTTTCCTCCGAAGAAATCTCTTCCTTAGCATCAGGAGCGGCATTAACAGTGAGACAAATACGCTGTGGAGCATAAACAACCTCTAGTCTTGAATCGAATTGAATATCATCCAACTCGTCATCACCAAAATCCTCCTCAGACTCATTGTTGAAAATAATATCCCAATCCTGATTAAACCAGGTAATCATCCACGGTCCATATCCAAATTTAGAAACGTCGTTATTGATTACAAATCTAAGTAGGGACTTGAGTTCGTTTTTAACATCATTCTTAGTAAGATCCTCGCTATAGATCTTTCTTTTCAGTCCAGGAATTACTTCGCTACCCTCACCAACTCCGAATTTAAAAACTTTGTGTATTTCAAAAATGGTATCCCAATCTAAACTAGACAATACCTTTTCTATTAATTTCCTGAAATCATTTCTCATAAAAAATCTAATTAGGGAACATCTTATATATCACACAATCACTTTTTCATCATAGTGACTTGTTCCCCTATAGATCTCATCCAATTCTCATATTTTTCCGGATAGAATCTTTTCAGATCAGAAAGGTCTCTTAATGATACCTCGTACTTGTTTGCTACAAACTCCTCGATAGATTTATCGATCTCAATATCGGAGGTTGGGGCTGTCTTATTTTTGGATTTTTTGGTTTTGGTGAAGATCCAACCAGGCATTCTGGTATAATGCTTGCTCAGCGTGTCGTGCCACCAATCCACAACAGGCCTTGGTAAAATCTTTGTGTGGTTGAACTGATCCGCCTGGATAGGAAATTGGATGGACATTATCCGATTAATCATAAAGAAATTTCTAACCTTATCGTTCCTGGAAACCTTATCCCAGTCTTTATCCTTCTTGAAAATTGTTTTAACTACATCAAATAATTCCATTATCCAAAGTTTTTAAAGGGGTCAAATTGGCTAGGAGCATTTTGTGAGCTTATCCAGCTTGTTCCCTCAAGAATCTTCACCCTATCAAGGGTAATAGATTTTTTAGGCAAGGATATTCCTCTTTTTAATTCCTCTACGGTTCCTTGAATTACCTCCTGTGGGATTACGGTCTTGTCCAACCACATGAGTTTATAATTTCTTTTTAGATTCTCAGCAGCTTTTTCCCGATTATCCTTGCTGTCTATATCCTTGAGAAGTCTAATACAATAGCCTGCAGTCCACTCCAGGAATTGGTCGTCTTCAATAAGTTCAGCAAAGGGAAGTTTAGCCCATTGTGTTGATTGCAAGGATTCCATAACAGTCTCAGCTTTCTTGGGGGTAACTCTTTGGGTTTTTGATCCTGCTTGTACCTCCCATATACCTGGGACAGCATCTCCCTTATCACCAACAAGCATTTTAATGAAAATGAAATCCCTAGGATTAATTTCATTTACTTCAACCTTCTTAATAAATTCCTTAAGCTTATCTTTATCTGGGTCCATTACACTGCCCATATCAAATACACTTGCCTCTGTGTTTTTATTAAGCCAGTTATCCTCCCAGCCTTCGGGCACAGAGAGAATATTGTTTTTAGAATTTGCGTTCCAAACTATGGTCCAATTATCTTTTTTCCATCTAGCCAGCTGATGTAAATCCTTATCCCCCGAAATGATGATACAATTTTCACCCTTGGTATTTAGGTAATCAGCCCAGAAATAAAGCAAATCATCACCTTCAGCCCCATTTACTTTGGAAAATATAAATCCCATTTTTTCAAGGTGTTCCCCGTAAGAAGTAAGGAGGTTAAAGAAAACACTCCAATCAACTTCCTCGTCCTTCACCCTGTTGGATTTATAACCTCCACCTTCAATTTCAACATCCTTTCTCCAACTTCTACTGTCAACAGTAAAAACTAGCTTTCCCCCAATAGGAATAGATCTGAGGGATGATGTTAGGTCAGTCGATATTTTTCTAATAAACATTGACTGCTCATTTTGGGTTCCTAAGATATCGCCAGGGTTTTTATTCCCATATCCACCAAAAACACCAAATGTTTTATGAAATATGTAGTTTCCGTCAATAAGTACGTTAATCATTGCTATAAAATTTTAAATTTCCCCAATCACCTACACTGTCAAATAAAGGATCAGTAATCCTCTCGTCATAATCAAAAAAGTTCTTAAAGTCATCATAGTCTGCTTGAAGCCTTCTTTCAAGCTTATCAGCATCGTTTCTTTTAGATAATCGAGACCTTCTTACATCCTCGGCTATATCCAAATAAACCACAAAAGACTCTTCCCTATCTCTGGGTTTCATAGAAGACAAACCAGAGGGTGTCATAATAAAAAGATTACTCGAGTTAAATTCGTCAAGAGAAGTACCGTAAACCCAGCCATTGAAAATAACATGCTCATAGAATCTATTGGTTTCAATAAATTCATGGATTGCAGTATCCAGGGATATAAAGTGATAATCCTTCCCGTCAATTTCTCCGTGGCGCGGTGGCCTGCTTGTGTGAGATACACAATATTTAAATCCTCTGTCTTCTAGTTTTTTCCTAAGATGATCTTTACCTGAACCACCTTTACCTACTATAATAAGCCTTTTCATATTCTATTTCCAAAAAACCTGAATAAGGATAATCATCAATGCTAGGATCAAACAAACAAAAGTCTTTAAATTCACACCCTCTCCTAGTATTATCCAACTCCAAAAGGATACGACAAATGCTCCAATCGAAAATTGTATCAATCGAACTTTCCAAACACTTTCCCAGGCAGTGTACCCAATTCTTGCACCATACACAAAAAGTATAGAAAGGAGAATTCCAAGGATACCAATATTAAACCAGTTGTTGTTTTTAAACCATTCCCATCTCACTTGGGAAAACTGCTGGAACCATGCACCGGATTGTGCAAGGGCTATAATTAAGAAAAATACTAGTCCCTGCTTATTCATCGGTTTGACTCTCAATTAGGTTAAATCTTTCTAGAGCTCTTCCCTCATCAGTAATGGACCATGCCCATTTACCAAAATCCTCGTTTCCTGGAAAGATTTCTCTCTCATTCAATTGGATACCAAATACTACCTTTGGTTTGTCTATCTTTCTCTTAAATATCTCAAACCCTACTGTTTGTCCAGTGCTTGGCTCTATTTGTTCATACATCATTGCTCTTTCACCTCTTTTATAAAATTTATAGAGGTAAGTGTTCTTTCTTATTTCTTCAGGTAATAAATCCATCAGTCTACTAGTTTTTGTATCTTAAAAATCAGAGACAACAAACTCACTACTGGATCAATAACCAGTTGTCTCTGTGCCTGGTGATGAGCAACCTCAACTACTACTGCTGGAATAATCTTAGCGTACGTAGATTTATTCTTCATGATCCATTGTATAAACTCCTCACCTAAAGCAGCCATAACATCATCGACCTTAGATGAATATTGACCAACTATCACCTGGTAATTACCAATCGGATCCTTAGAAGAAAAGATCATATTGTAGAGATCATCATATGACCAGCCAGAATCCCTTACCCTAGAAATATCAATTGTTTGAACTCCTTCGATAACCCAGGATTGGATTCGGTTTAGGGAAGATCTAAGATCCGGGAAGTACTCCTTCTCAAACTCATCAAGAGATGCATCGTCAATAGAGATGCTCAACTTCCCAAGAATTAGCTTGATCCTACTTCTCCATTCATTTCGTAAAAACTCCTCCTCTGCTTGATTTATCGGATCGAAATTGATAACCTCAAACCTACTTTGAATAGCTTCTGGTACTTTATTCAGCCAATTACAGGTTGCAATAAACCTAGTATTGGAAGCAAACTTTTCGATTGTTCCCCTTAATGCCTTATAGAATTGATCAGAAGCACCATCAAACTCATCCAGTACAACCACTTTTTTAGATGACTTCCCATCCATGATACTCATGGTAGAACAGAATTCATTTATCTTGGTCCTGATGGTATCAACGGAGCTCTCGTCAGATACATTTATAAAAATGTGTGGGAGATCGTTGGAAAGAATCTTTGCTAAAGTTGTCTTTCCACACCCAGGAGATCCTGCTAATAAAACATTATGGTTAAGCCCCTTTTCGTCGAACAATTTTCTGATCCTGTCTGGAAGGATCATATGCTTGATTTGTTTGGGTCTTAACTTCTCTGTGAGGAGTTGGTCTATCATAAAAAAGCTCTTTATTCTTGTACAGAAAAAAGAGCCTTAAGTTTCCCATTTAGAACAAGTTAGAGAGGTCGTCGGGGAACATCTTATCAGTTCTAATCTCAATAAATCTTGGCAGGAATAAGCTTCGATTTTGATGCTTATCCGTGATAGGCACATTGTATTGAACAGCAGCAATTCTACCGATCAAATCATCTGGATTTTGACTCAATGTCTCAAGATCGAGATCGGTAAATCCTGCACCAATTTTTACGTTTAGTGTTTTTGATTGGTCAGTACAAATAAGTCCTCCTATGAATCCCTCTCTTTTACCCTCTCCTGGATACCATCCAACTACCTCTAAGTCGCAATCATTTACTTCTTTAAGCTTAATCCAGCTTTTGCTTCTTTTGCACTCATACAAATGATCATTCTTGCAAATAACCCCCTCACCACCTTTAGAAACGATATCCTTATAGATTATCAGGGTATCCTCCATAGAATCTACCTCCCACATCTGACCGAGCCTAATGTTGGAATCCTCAGGTAGAAAGTTCAACGTCTCTGCAAGAGACCTTCTTCTCTCTGTATACAGTACAGAGCCCTTGCCTTTTTCAAGTGTTGCATTGTCCTCCAAGTCAAACACATTAAAAAGGAAATTGTCATCTATATTATCAGGGGCTGTTCCTTTTAAAATCTGAGTTACCTTTCCAGAAACTGACTTTCTATCGAAATCTGTTAGCTCACCATCATAAAATACATTAGTGTGACCAGCCTTATCTGAGATTGTGGAAAGGTCCTTCGCAATCTTGCTTAATTTGGAAGAGTCTAGCTCATTGAATGCACGTGTATAAAAAGAGAATGACCTGTCAGGATTCATCATAGCTATAACCCTAACACCGTCATACTTCTCTTCACAATAGATTTTGTCCCAGGTTTCAATCTCCTCCTGCTTATCAGTTGCAAGCATTAAAGACGGATCCGGGATAATCTCAGACCCAACTGCTTTATTGATCAACTTAGCACCTAGCCCGATATTCATCCTTTTAGTTAGGACTTTCATGAGCATCTTCCTTATACCCAGATCAACATCGCTGTCGGGATCAAAAGTGTGTTCAAGAAGATCCTCAGCCCTTTGTCTAAGGGAATCATTTGCAGCAGGTGCAGCTTTAAGCTCTTCCACCAAGGTTTTAAATGTGTTCCAAAACTCCTCAGGGTCTCTCTGGTATTTTCTTCCAGGAGTATGTGTATTAAGATTCAGCTTGTGGAGCTTTGTTGTAATAAATGGATTGAAGCAAACATCCAAAAGGTATTCCATTTCATTAGACAAATTCTCTGAAATGAGTGTTTGCTTTACCTTCTGAGATCCATTACCAGAAAGGCTTTCTATCTCCATAAATATCTCCAGTTCCTTCTTCATATGCTTTTATTATAATACAAATCTAAGAAACCAAAACGTACTAAAAAAATGATCTAAATCAAAATGGGCTCTCCAGAAAGGCTTGTGATAACCCAAGAATTTTTAAGAAGTGTCATATAAAGGTTATTGGAATCTACCGGTACTGCTCCGGATACTTGACAAACCAGGGAACCAGCAAGATTTGATATTCTCAAGCAATCGAGATAAGAGACGTTATTTGTTAGCAGAAGCATGAAAACAGCACTAACTGTATCACCCGCTCCAGAAACGTCAGTTACCTCTATTTGGATTCCATCGACCTGTTCAAAATCTGAATTCGTCTTTAACATCATACCATCCTCGGAAAGGGTAAGCAAAACTCCTCTAAAACCAAAAGAGTCCATCAAAGAATCCATGAGTTTCGTGGTACGTTTTAAGTCAATTGCTTCAGGCTGTGGAATATTAAGAGATGACTTAAACTCACTAAGATTTGGTTTTATCCAGGTAGATCCAATATATTTGGAAAAATCTCTATCCTTAGGATCAGTCAGAGTAGGGATTTCCAGCTCGGTGCAGATATCAGTTATCTTACTTATAAGCTCCCCACTAAGCATTCCCTTTCCATAGTCTTGTATAATAACACCGTCCATCTGGTGTATAATGTTGTTAAAAGATTCCAATACCTCATCCTGGATATCAGATGTCAACGGGTCACTTGTCTCGGAATCTATTCTAACAATCTGATGACTATTCCCAATAACCCTGGTTTTTTCTACGGTTGGTCTAGAGATATCGGTTATCATAAGCGAGTGTATATTCTTCTCACCGAGAAGATTGTCGATCTCTACAGATCCCTGGTCATTACCATAAACACCTAGAAGCCAGCATTCAGACCCGAAAGAAGAAACGTTTTGGGCGACATTTGCTGATCCACCCAAACAATATGTTGAATTTGATTTTAGCACTACAGGTACTGGTGCTTCCGGAGAAACCCGATAAACCTTACCATAGATGTAATGGTCTAATATAACATCACCAACTACCAGAATTTTCTTTGAAGACAGGAGATCCTTTAGATCCATTTATATAAAATTATAGGGTGAATGACTCGCCTCCGCCTTCCTCTCCGCCCTCAGATCCGGCTTCCTTAGCTTTTTCCTCAGCAAGCTTAGCTTCAGCTTCCTTATATTTCTCGTTCTTCTTATATTCGTCCATAGTTAAACCGAGATACCTTTTAATCAGGAATTCTTTGTCAAAATAAGATTCCTCTTCCTCGCCAATCTTTTGCTTCATTTCACCAAGGTCATTTATAAACTGGGTGCGTTTTGTATAGTTTTGCAATTGAATAAACTCCTCGAAAAGGTTTTCTCTTACATAACTTAGGCCCAGATTTGCTTTGAATGATCTATCCTTAGCTAATTCTGGGAAGTCCAAACACATTTGTATGTAAAGAGGTTTGACCAATATTTCTTGGAAGATCGATCTTAGTCTTGTTAAGAATTTCTCAAACCTAATTTCATCCCTTTCTAGCTGATCTATACTTATTTGATAGTTAGCCGGGGTACCATTTCGGAAAGCAAACCTTGCATAAGGTATTTTCGAATCCAGTTTAAGCTTGTTATAGAAGTAAATAACATTATCCATAACATTGAAATCTGGTCCATTGGGATCAAGGGTTTCAATCTGTGGGGATTGTCCATCTTTCTCAGGGAAAAGATAATTCTTATAAAACTGAACCTTAGGTCTACCGTTTACTGTTAGTTCACCCGAGGAATCATTAATTTCCATTTCCTCTTTATAGATAGACATTAGCTGTCCAAGGGTTTGCATCGCTTTTTGCTGAGACTGTGAACCAACAGGGATTACAAACTTAAGTCTGTAAGAAGCATTCATCACATTCCAAATAACCCTGGTGTTTTCCATGATTCTTAGAATGTTATAAGACCTTATAAGTCTCTCCACATAGCTTACCCTAGAAATTGTATTTCCTTTAGCATACGAAAGATAAATGATCTGCTCACTTCTGAGCTTCCTTGTCATTTTATTATCCTCTGGGTATTGTATCCAAATCTGTTGGAATTCACCATTTGGCTGCTGTTCTGTAGCGGGTTGAAGGGAGGTTGGATCTAATTCTTTAAATCCAACTATTTTCTTGCCATCAGTAGAATAAACAATCTCAAAAGCCAAAAACCCATCAATCAAAAACTGCTTAAAATATTGCCAAGCTAATATGCTTTGCTGAAAGCCAAACAGCATATACAAATTCTGATATGTCTCGTTTACCTTATCAAGCACATTAGGCTTTAGATCAATGTTAGCTAAAGACGGATAACTAAAGAAATTTTTGTCATCGTAATTGATAGCATCATCAGTAAGTGTATCCAGGATAAAATCAATTTCGCCATTCAAAGAGAATTTCCTAAGGAAGTCTCTTTTACCCATGTAGTCCTTGTCGAAGTAGGCAATATATTTTCTAACCTTCGTATCTTGATATCCAAGGGTCCAATAAAATGCGTTGTTTTCAGTAAATCCACTTCCCTGTTCGTTGAAAAAGTTAGATTCAGTAGCACCAACAGCTTGGGAATTACGAATTACCATATCTTCGTATTCCATTCCAAACCTTCCAACCTTGGATAAATTCTTATACAGGTTACCCAAGAAGGATCTTTCTGCTACATAATCTAAAAAACCTGCCATTCTATATTATTATTCTTGTGGGGGTTCTTCCGGGGTTTCCTCCGGAGATTCTTCTGGAGCTTCCTCTGCGGGTTCTTCCTCCGAAGATTTAGCCTCTTCGTCAGCTTTCTTTTTTTCCTCCTCTTTCCTTTTCTTGATAGCTTCCTTATTTGCCTTTATATCATCTTCAGTCATTCCCAAATGAGACTCAATTAGATAAGCCAATGAAAAGAAAGGCTCACCGCTATCATCGGTAAGAGCATACATACCATCAATTTGCTCTTTCTTTTTAAGCATGGTTTCTATCTCTTGATTAACCCTGAATGGATTATCAGAAACATATTCCAACCCCAGTTGACTCTTAAATAAGTAATCCTTCTCCAACTCCGGAAAATCCTTACACATTTGAATCCAAAGTGGCTTAACCAAAAGATCCTGGAAGATAGATCTAAGCCTACTAATAAACTTACCAAACCTTATTTCCTCTTTATCCAATCCTTCTGCACCATTCGAATAGTTTCCTATAGATCCACCATCAGGACCTTGGAACCTAGAAAAAGGAATTTTAGATTCCTGAACTAGCTTATCGTAGAAATAAGCAAGAGGCTGGGGATCGTTTAAGTTTGGGCCAGCATTATTAATAGGTTCTATCGTTGGTGTTCCATTAACACCAGAAGGCATTAGATAATTCTTATAAAACTGTATCTTAGGTCTGCCATCTACTGTTAACTCCCCACTCTCATCATTGAACCTAATATCTTCCTTATAGATACTCATAAGCTCACCCAAGGTTTGCATAGACTTCTGTGGAGATCTCGATCCAATCGGTACAGTCATTTTCATTCTGAACGATGCGTTCATAACCGACCATATTACCCTAGTGTACTCGATTATCCTAAGAATGTTGTAGGGCCTTATAAGTCTTTCGACATAGCTAATCCTAGAAACTGTGTTTCCCTTAGCAAATGATATGTAAATCACCTGGGAGTCATATAGCATCCTCCTCTTATTGATATCCTTTGGGTATTGATACCAAACACTCAAATAAGTACCATCAGGCTGCTTTTCAACAGATGGCATTAGAGTAGTTGCATCTAATTCCTTAAATCCAATAATCTTCTTACCTTTGTCATCATAAACTATTTCAAAGGCAAGAAAGCCATCGACCATTAGCTGTCTAAAGTATTGCCACCCGCTGATATCATCGCCGAAGCCGAACATGTCATACAAATTCTTATAATTCTCGTCCAGACGGTTTTTTATCTTATCCTTTACATCGGTAAGATTTAAAAATGCTGGATATGCAAAGAAGTTGTATGAATCAAAAGTTATCGCTTCGTCACAGACAGTATCCAAGATGTACTCTATCTCAGGATTCAGAGCAAACTTCCTAAGATAATCTCTCTTTCCTGCGTAATCCTTATCATAGTAGCTGATAAATTGTCTTGTGGTCGTGTCTTGTCTACCGAGGGAATAAAGCAAGCTCTCATCATCGATAGATTGCTTTTTCATAAAATCAGCTTCTATCGATCCAATGGCCTGTGAATTTTTAATGACCATATCACCATACCTCATACCAAAATTGCTGAGAGACTTTACAGACTCTCTAATCCTTTGGAATATCGGGTTCCCTTCTGGTGTTTCGTTAAATCCGGCCATTTATAAAATAAGATCTGTCTTTTGTACTTTATCTTAGAGATTTAATTTCGATCTATAATCACTATATATCCCATTAATGGATTGTCCCTCTATCATAAAATCAGAAAGATATGGGATCCTGACAAGATCAGTATAGTCCACAACCTTTATATTATTCATAAAATCGAGCTTAAATCCGGTAAGAGAAGTTTTCCACCCAGTACCGTTTAATAAAGCATCAAATGCCCTACTGATCCCTTGTATGGGAATTTGGGAAGTATATGGTAAGGACTCATTATCCTTAAATATATTATAATACTGGTTCCACAACTTAACCATAATATTACCCCTATAATCAGGAGGGATGACACCAAGATCTACAGATACCGCTATAGATCCAGATTGGAACTTCTCTTTTTTCAAAAAGATGAAAACGGGCTCCCTATCAATAAAGGGAACTTTATCAGAAATCTTGGTTTTCGTTTTATATTCGCAGGTATAGAATTTACCTGGTATGAAATCTCCATTGAATTCTAGTCTTCCCCCAGAACCATTCGGTCCATATTTTTTCTTAAACAAATCATTCGATTCCTTAGAAATGCTAGAAATCGACTGTGATTCCTTTCTTAGGTCCTTAATTTGCTCTTCAAAAGGTTTCACTTGCTTTTAAATAAAAAATTCTCATCAACCACACCAAATTTGTATCCTCTAGCATCTGCCCATCTTTGTGCTGCTTTGAACTTGGCTTGGTTGGTAATCCAAATCTGCATTTTATGGTTGTAGGACTTAAGTTTCTTGAGTGTTGAATTTCCTTCAAGGATAGGTTTCTTGAAGTGCTTCTCTGGCTTGACCTCTATTATCCAGTCCTGAGTTTGCTCATCGTCCTTTAGAACTTGCATATAAAAGTCCACATTATATTGGTGTTCTTTTTTATCCAAAGGATTGTAATAAGGAATAGAGATTGGTTCAGAACTCCATTTAAGTATTTTGTCGTTAGTATCGCAATAACGACAAAACCTGAATTCCCAAGAAGATCTGCAGATTATGTTATGGACGTCACCAATGTACTTGTCCGGGTTTTGTGGAACGTATAAGCCAGACTTATAGTCCCCATTGGGTTTTATTTTCTTTATATCGGGCATGATTATACATTATATGTATTGTCATCGCCTGTTATGTAAGAGAATGGAATCGTTTTTGGTGCCTTTGGTGGATGTATTTTCTTCCACCCCTTTGCAAACCCATTTTTTGCAATTTGTGTATAATATGCAAATGGATTATTCGACTTTTCTGGATTGAACCTGTTCCAATATTTACAAAGGTCTTCCATAGCAAAAGCCATACAATCAGCTTTATCGTCTGGGTCACGGTAAGCCATCTTTTTTGAAATGCCTTGAACCATTAAACCAAACATCTCGACGGTCTCTGGTGTTAGCTCACCTTTTTCCTTTGACTCTAGAATAGCAGCCAACAGGTCTTTATTTTTTACATAAGCCTTTGCCATAACCTTATTAATACTTATATTATTTTTAGTTTAAACCTCGAGGTTAGTTTCGGCCTAGACCTTATCCTCTTCAGATCCATCTTCAGAAGAAATGAGCGTGTCTCCAGTTGGTTCTTTTCCATCTGGGGCGACGCTCATTTTATCTTTTATCTCATCGACGAAAGGCTCTGGTGTTTCAGACTGATCCTTTCCCGTTGGAGCAAAAGCCCAAACTTTACTAAGTATTTTTCTTAGTTTTTTTTTGACTCTTCGCTTTCGTCAATGTTATATCCCATTTCTGGGTTTACCTCAACATCAGTTTCAGCTTCAGTTCCTGCTGCAGGAGCTTCAGCCAATTCTTGGTTTGTCTTCATGACATCCGCTACTGCCTTTTCAGCTTTAGCAACTTCAACATCATATTCTGCTTTGTGCTCACCACCTGGTGCTACTGCAAGTTGTTGATCTGTCTTTTCAACGTCGTTGGCTTCATCAAGATTGTATCCCATTTCTTTACCAACCTCGTGATGCATTTCTTTATCTGTGCCATCACCAGGAGCTGAAGCCATTTCAGGGTCTGTTTTAACCATGTCAGGATTATTCTCCTCTGCATGAGCAGCTTTTACATCGTAATCTGCATGATCTCTTCCACCTGGTGCTTCTGCTAGGTTTTGATCCGTGTTTTCAACGTCTCTTTCGGATAACTCAGTGTTACCGTCAGCAGGGGCCTCAGCCATTTCAGGTTCAGTAGACTCAACGTCTTCAGAATTTTCATTCACGTTGTATCCCATTTTGTCAACCAAAGAATCTTTTAACTTTATGTCATATTTGGTTTCCTTCTCGCTACCTTCTGGAGCTTCCTCTAAATTAGCATGATCTTCCTTTTCGATGTCTTTTTTACCAGCATCTTCTTGATCCTTAGCAGAAGGAGCTGCAGAAGTATTAGCCTTAAGTGTAGCAGCAGGAGTTTTATCTTTTGCAGATTCAGTTTGTTTTTCAGGAGCTACTGCCATTTCTTGCTCCTTGATTTCTTCTTGAGTCTCGTCTGCTTCTTGGTTTTCTTCACCAGCAGATTTTAATGCCTCTTCGATATCAACGATCTCGTCCATTCTGAAATCACCAGTTCTTCCGTTGTCCATAAGAACTGTATAAGATCCAGAAGTGCTATCGACTGAAATTACCTTACCAGTATTACCAGACTCTTTTACTTTCACGTAGTCGCCTACAGTAAATTTCTCGTCCTCGTTTAAGTCGTTTACCTCTGTTGCAGTTGACTCAATCTTTTCGATCTCCTCGTTAACAGCCGCCCATTTTTTCCTCAATGAAGAAAGCTCTTGCTCAAGCATGTGCTTGGCTCTGTGCATTTCTTTTGAGTTTTCGTAAAGAGGGTTTGTAGCCATTGCATGTGAAATCTTATTGATTTCATTCTCGACAATAGAAATGTTATCAATGATTTGCTTTCTATCGTTAAGCATAATAGACTTGATTCTGTTCTCGCCATCCAAAAATTCTGTTAATCCTTCAGAGATGTCGTACTTCATCAAATCCTTAACCATGTTGGTAGCTTGTGATCCGTTAACCTTAAATAGAGAATTCTCATTCATTCCCTCGTTTATCCTGTTAAGGTAAAGGTTTGAGTTCCATTTAATAAGGTTTACAGATACACCTTCAAATACCTTTGATTCCAATCTCTTAGCAAAATCCAACTCAACGATATTTTCGAAATTCTCATATAAATTAATAAGATCTGAAACCGCTTTAGCTTCATTAACTCCTAAGCTACCAGAAATCTCCAAAGCTACTTGCTTAGCAAGTTGATTAAGGTCACTGAAGTTGATCTTTGTTTCTTTCGAGTAGATAGAAACTGAATCGTTTTCTTCAACAAGCTTAAAGCTGCTGTTTCCAACATAGAAGCTAAGACCATTTTCGTTAATCTTAACCATAGGAGAATAGAAAGATTCTAATAAAGATCTAAAAGATGCTGGAAGAGCTTCAAATTCTGCTCTATTAAGCCTCTTAATTCCTTCAGAGTTTCCTTCAAAGACATTATTACCAATGGTAAACACGGTTTTACCGCCACTTACATGTACCGGAGAGTAAACTTTCTTAACTGAAGAATTTCCGTTATTAACTGGAATACTTAATTTACTTTCTGATGACTCCATCAAAGAAAGTGAATTAACAAGATTTCTAACCGTTGGGTTAAAAGACCACCTTGATAGCTCCTTAGAAAGTAGAGCAACTGATTTGTTCTCTGAAATTAACCACTTATTCAAAGACTCAGTTACTGGTGAGTAGAAATCAGCACCAGCGCTTTTCTCGATCGAGTAAAGAGCTTTAGATACCTCAATTTCAGGTAGGTGTGATTGGACTTTTTCACTAATAGATTCTACTGCAGACTTAATCTTATTGTCCCAGTTAAAGTTCTGAAGTTCCTGTACAAAAGATTCAGCAACTAGATATTCAGGGACGTTATTGCTTTTCAGTAGGTGTGTATATTTTTCACAAAGGATCTTAACGTTAGGGTGCTCGTAAATTCCAGTGCCCTTAAGAGAAAGAATAGACTCATAAACTCCTAAGTTATTTACTGTTTGTGAGTCAACAAAAGCCTTTGCTGCTGGGTCTTTCTCAGCAACTTCTTTTAAGCTTTCGGAGATGTTATTAACTTCGTTATCGATCTCTTTCTTTTCAGCATCTACATAGGATCCGGAATTTCTTGAAGTTGATGATCCAATGCCTCCCCAAGATTCCATTAATCTCTGAGCTGCAGATTTAGATCTTTCAATTTCTTGTTGTCTGATCATCTCCATAGGATTCACAGCGCTTTCGCCTTCGCTTTCCTTCACAACCTGATCAACAGATTCAAGGACTGCGGATTCATTTACGTTCTCCCCGTTTTGTATTTTATTAATATGAGATTCGCAAATAGATTTAACTTCAGGGTTAGTGGTTGTTTCCCTAAGAGTTTTTAATTGATTAAGTAAGTCCATTCTACTTGTGTTTTTTTGCTTT